TCATGACTTGCCCTCCAAAAATTCTTTTATTTGCCTATCAAGTTCAGCTTGCTTTTCTGGTGATAGTTTTTCCTCTTCTTGTTTTGGTTCATTTACCCAATCTGGTAATTGCTCTTGTCTAACTGGAGGATTCGTATATCTTGCTTGCGTTGTCGTTTCAGACAAGTCGTATTCATCGTTAAAACGTTCATCACGTATCCAGCGGAACAATTCTTGTGGATGATACCAGTCGTTTAATTTGATATACTTAAGATAATCTTTGTATCCTGTTTTAAACCGTTCGAAGTCTTCATCTGACTTAATTTTCTTTAAGAATTGCTCTTTGGCTTTTTTCTTATTGGTTTTCTTCGGATATGTTTTCCAAACTTTTTCAAATAATTCAGACATGGTTGAACTTTGTTCAACGCTATATATATTCTTTGTATTATTCTTTGTATTATTAATTAATGTATTATTATCTTTGGCGTTTTCGCCTATACCCCTATAGTTATTTTCACCTATACCCTCTAGTTGTTTTCGCCTATATCCCTCGGTAATTTTAACTACACGTCTTTCTATAGATTTTGTACCTGGTTTATATTGATAACTGACATCAATGTATCCCTTTTCTTTTAATCCAGATATAAGTTTAGAAACCCTGTCTTTACTTAGACCGAAAAAATTTGAAAAATACTCATTGCTAGCGAAACATCCATCGTCATTATCAAGACTATCTATTTCAACGATTAGAAATTTTTCAGTCCAACTCAGTTCTTTATCTAGCCAAACATTTTTAGGAATCCAAATACCTTTAAACGCTCTTTCCATTTGTTACCCTCCAATGTTTAATTTCTTTATTGTCTCTTGGTTTAATTTAATTCCTTTAACATGATATTTAGCTTTAAATGCTTTTATTCCTATGTCATGTTTTTCCGTATGATGACAACGGCATAAAGAAGCAAATGTATATTCTGTGTGGTCCACACTTTTTCTTTTCCTACGCCCTAGAGCTTTATCGAAATGGTCAATATCTGCACCAGTTTTGCCACAAATGCAACAAACACGCTTAGTAATACATTTATAAAAATAATATTCCTGATTAGCAGGCAAAATATCATACCCATTGCGAAAGGGAATATTATTTTCAAAAATGAAATTCAAGATAATGTTTGCTAATATCGTTGCATCATCCATTGTATTTTCCGAATCGTTTTTAAGGCTTATTTTGTAGCCTTGTAACGCTTCAAAGCGAAGATAGAACATTTCCTTTAGTACATCTATTTCTTGCCCTGTAGCCACATAAATATCTTCTAACATAGCGAAAATAAACTTACGTTGAGCTATACTAAATTTTCTAGGATCAATAAATCTTATTTCTATTTCACGTGGTCCTGTATAACCGTAGTACATCGTTTTCAAACGTTCTAAATTTATCGCTTCGTTTATTACGGCAGTGATAGAGTTGTCTTTTAAACTCTTAATCACTGCAGAATAAACATTATTTAAATTCATTCGATTGCTTCCACTTCTATTTGGTTGGCCTTCATGAAATTATTTAATGCAACTAATTTTTCATGTGTAGCCGTTACTTGGATTCTGGCTGTTTCTAATTCGGAGCTTTCTTCCTCTTCTTCACAAACGTTTGAAACAATTTCTCCAGTTTCAATATCAATAGTATTTTCTCCTACTTGCTCTAGCCCTCGGGTTTCAGCTACTTTTTCAGTGGCCAACTTTTCAGCTGAAGCTTTATCAATTTCTTTAATAAGTTCTGCCGAAGTTTTTCCTTGCTCAATCAGGGTTAGCCATGAATAAGGTTCTAAGCCTTTTGCTTTGGTATAGCCTTCGATAATAAGTTTGTCATTTTTAATTCGATCTTTTTCCTTGTTTATTTCTGATACTACAGTTTCAATTTCTTCAATGACTTTTTTCTTTAACTCGCCTTTTTGTGTGAATGACCCTTTATTGGTCCAACTTGATTCAATTTTGATAGCATCAGGATGGATATTTTTTGCTGCTGAAATTTCATTGATTTTTGCTTGAACTTTTTCTTTTCTCGCTTCACGGTCATTATCTTCATAAGATTTAATATTTTTATCAATGATATTTTTTGCCTCTTCTATTTTTTCCTTGAAGGCGTTAATAGTGGTTTCAAAGGTATCTAAAGGTTTATTAAACTCTTTTTTCACTTCGATTCTTTTTTTGTCTAATAATCCAGATACTTTGTTTAAATCCGCTCTTGCTTGTTTAGCATCTGGTAAATTATTTTCATTAAAAATTAGTTTCGAATAATGATTTACTGTTTCATCAACCATCGCACTTAATTGTTTTTCATTATTGATAATAATTTTGCTGGGGCTTACCTCCACAGTTACTTGTAGGTCTGCCATTAATTCATTTGACATATTGAACCTCCATTAATTAAAGACATTGCTTTGTCTTGGCTGTTGTCGTTTATGTTGCATTTCTTTTGCTTGCTGTTCTTGTATAGCATTCATTTTCCAGTTATTAAGCGTTTGAAGTGCTTCATTAAAATATTCTTTAGGGAATACTTCAATAGACGCTACATTAGCCATTTTGGCTAATGCTTGGGTATATGCTGACGGCTCATTCCCTGAAATTCCTGCAATCATCACAGCTTCGTTTTTAAGTAATGCAAGTTGTTTACCATCAACCATTTCCACATTCATATCTTGTTCATTTTTCGGAACGTCTGGGTCATCTCTTCCGTCATCAATCATCAATAAATCACACAAAGCATATTTTTTAGCATAAGAACTAGCAGAACCAGTTACTTGTGAAGCATCCATTTTGGGCTTATCTTCTGGTTCTCTAGCATAGGCAACTGCCTCAACTTCATTTTCTCCATCCGTAATTTTCACTATTGCTTCTACATAAAAACGATTTTCCATTCGGATAATATTTTTAGTAGTATGAATATACAGACCATATTCAATACATAGTGGTTTGACTTCACGTAATATACTTTCAGCATTTCTATAATTGAAATTATTAAAATCATTTACTAAATCTTTTTTTACATTTAATCGTTCAATTACTTTTAAAAATTTTTGATAAAACGTTAATTCTGTTTCTTCTGACATTTAACTAGCTCCTTTCAACAATGAAATGACTTGCTCTAGCCCTTCAATTAATTCAACTTGCTTAAAATAAGCACTTTCGTCTAAACTCTCGAATACTGTTCTAACTTCTTCATCTTCGCTATCCTGGTAAACAGCAACATGATTATTAGTAGTATCCCTTTCAAAAATCAGTGATCCATAGGGCGAATAATTATCTATCAAGTGTATTCTTCCTAAGTCATCAGTCTTGATTTTCATTGGCCATTTCCTCACTAGCTAATTCTTTTGCAACCTTCATTGATTTCGCTAAACTTTTAAAAAAACCTTCTGGACTACTGAAATCCATCTCCACTTCGTCTAAACGTTTTTTTAGTTTTTCATCAAACTTTCGATATTTTTCTGGATTACAATTTGGGCAATCACACTTTGAATTAGCTTGTACAATTGGTTTAATATGATTTTCAATAAGCTCTATGGCTCCTTTAGCAGAATGCCCCATTCCCTTCGGAGTTCCTCCAGCTGCTGTTTTTACATTTACATTTACTGAATTATCAACATCATCATTACTTACTGCACTAATCAAAATACTGTAACCTTTAGCGGTCATTTCTTTTGTAAATTTTTCAATCATTTGTTGCATTTCATTATTTTGGTTTTCCATGGTATAATTCCCCTATCAATTTATATTTTTGTGACTTTTTGCTTGCCGGCGGAAGTCACTTTTTTGTTTCTCGGATAAATAACGCTTCTGGAAATACTGCCTTATTTATCGCAGTGTCTGGATATTTTTCTTTCAGCTTTTGAAATACCAAGGCTTTCGTTTTCTCGACAACATAAATTTTCAAACTATCTTTGCCAACCGCTTGAAACATCTAAACACCCCGCTTTTCTTTCTGCTGCTTAATGTAGATATTTCCCTTTTGTTTGTTGTACCATTTGTTAGCCTCCACAATTGACTGTTCAAATAGTTGTTTTCGTTTATCACTAAAAGACATCTAAAATCTCCCTTCAAAATTTTTCTTTAATGTTTAATACTTCTAAAAGATTCCTATTAATTGAATAAATAGCATTCTCTGTTAAAATTCGTTGCCAACGTTCGTTGCGTGGCGACCAACGCATGGCTGCTTTTTTTAGTAATGGTTTTACTTCATCTGAAGGCTTTCCATTCGTTGTAACAAAAATTCGGTTATCACCTAAATCCATTCCAATTCCTGAAATTTCATCATGCTTGATTTCCTTATAAAAAGATTGCCAACCTTCTTTTTCAGCTTTTTCTCGACGTTTTTCGTCAATCCTTTGTTGTCGCTCGATTAACACAGGATCAAACATCTTACGAGTATTTTCAATAAACTTCGCATGTTTCCCTTCATCAGAGTAAAGTTCTCGTTCTTTTTCATGGACACGTTCAACTTCTTTTCTCTTTTGGCGAGCTGGATAATTAGAGCCGCCACAAATCATTATTGATGGGATTTTCACTGATTGAAGAATATCCGTTCTTAAATCAACAACTAATTTGTTGTATTGTACTAATCGTTCATTTAATGCTTGCTCGTTTTCACTTGTTAAGCAGTGCTTGAATCGTTTAACAAATCCTGTCATATACGTTTTTATTTCACTGTTAAAATCTCTTCCACGATTGAAAGACGTAAGTTCTTCATAACGTTGCCCTATTTTTAAAGGAATTGTGTATATTAAATCAAAATCACCAGATTCTACCGATTTAAATGTTAATGTCATGTTTTCTAATCTCCCTATATTTTTTTCTACGCTTTACAGATTCATCTTCCACAGCAAGGTCAAATGAAAATAAAAATAAAACGATAGCTAATACACAAGTTGATTTAAAAAGTTCTGTATCACCTCTTCCTAACAAGTAGCTAGCTAAAAATACAAAACCTACTGCGGAAAATCTTCTCCTAAATAATTTATCTTTCATCGTTCTTTATCCTCCTATAAAATACTGTCAATCCAATCCATAGAACCCCAAAGGCAGTTGCATAAATGAATTCTTGAATATAAAAAGCTTTAATCATACAAATCAACAGGATTATTGTGTCGAGAAACATTATCCACTTCATATCTAAACTCCCACTCTATCAATTTCATCAAAAAACTTATCGAGAATGTATCTTTGTCCTTTTCCAGTAATTTTTGGTGTTTTTTTAATAGAAGTTTGCCCATTAGAATGAACGATGGTAGTTTCTTTAATTTCAAATATTTTTAATTCCATTGATCTTTGTGTTGGTACATTGAAGCTCGTTCCTCTTCTTTTGATTAGATATCCTCTTTTTCTCAACCAATCAAACAATCGATTCTGTCCAATATCAAAACCATTTTGTTTTAATATTTTTGCCATGTCATTAACTGAAATACTAGTTTCACTGGCACTTACTGCATCAGCAAATAATGCTTTTGGCCTCAATTCTTGATTTTCCAGTTCTAACTTTTCAATTTTCTTCTGTTGAAATTCAAGAGCACGTTTAGTCACCATTTCTGGGCTATTCCAAAACTTTTCTAACTGAATAAAATATCTACGAGCTTCTTTTCCTTTTTCTGTTTTAGTTAACATTGAAATATGCTTTGCAACATCAAGTTTCAATACATAGTCAGATACATATTGAATATTTCCATTCCCTCCTGAGACAGGTGTACCTCCAGGTACACTCGTAAAATCTTCTTCTTTTATAAACATTTCATCATACTGTTTCCACCAAGCGCTAAATCTTTTCTTTATACCTAAAAATCCATATAAATCTCTAGCACTTACTAACTGTTCATCATTTTCATTCGTTGTAACTTTTATTAATTGATTCACTAGACATACCCCTTCCTTTTGTATTTTTATAGCCCGCCCGACTTATTAATATTGAGTATTTTCATGAATCCATTTTTCAACCAATTTTTTAGGATATTTTTCTTTGCCTTCCTTAACAATTTTAGGAAATCCACTAGCATATCTATAATGTTCATCAAACGTCTTTACATCACACTTCAAAATTCTTTTAGAAACTTCATTTCGGTTTAATAATTCTTCATCTTGATTTTCAGATAACTTTCTTTCTATTATCGGAAGTGTTATTTCTAAAAATTTAGAAGCAATCCATTCAAAAAATTTTTTTGTGCTAATTGAATCAAATTGGATATTCATTACTTACACCTCTTCCAAAAACTCTCTAATTTTCTTAATTTGTTTTTTTGGTTGAACTCTACCGTTTAGAATTCTAGAAAGATATCCTTCGTTGATTTCCAACTTTTCCGCTAGCCAAGCTTGATTTTTGCCCTTAACAGCTAGAGTAATTGCGACTTCTTTTTTTAAAGTCGTTTTCACTTATCTCACCTTCTTTTATAAAATTAGCAAGAATATTTACAAATATTGTTGACAAAAGTATAAAATGTAGTACAATTAATGCATACAAAATACACCTACACATCACATTAATTCTTGCTGGGGAGCTGTTTTAATGCGTATTGTTTAGTACGTTATTTTGTAAATATTCTTGCTTACGAGATAATAATAACTACATTTTATACTTTTGTCAACAGAAAAAGCATAAAATTTTATATTTTCTCAGGCAAAATTTTGAGGTGCTTAGAATGACACTATTTGAGAGAATAAAAGAGTTATCTGCAAAGCGTGGAAAAAACTTAAAACAAGTCGCAAAAGAACTAGGTTATAGTGAAAACCTATTTTATCAGTGGAAGAAAACTACACCAACTGCTGATAAATTGCAAAATGTGGCAGACTATTTTAATGTTACAACTGATTATCTATTGGGTAGGGAAACATCTGGTATGCAAAAATTAGACCCAGAAGAAGATGAGCTAATCGTAATGTTTAGAAAAAATACTGCTGGTATGAATGATGAAGAAAAGAGAGAATTCAATGAATCTCTAGATAAGTTAATGTCTGTCGCGAAAGACTTATTTGAAAGAGACAAGAAAAAATAAAAAGGACTGTTGCTAATGTATAATAAAAAAATGTTAGAATACAGAGATGTTGATTCAGAAGACTATAATAATTATTCAGAAAATGCATTATTTCTTTTAAAGGTTATTTCAGATTGGGCTTCTATACCTGTTTCCGAAATAACTTATCATGAAGTTATAGATTATTTTGTTAATAACTTCATGATTGAAATTGTATTTTTCGATGATAACGACAGGATAATTAATCCAGAATACAAATTTATCAACGACACCATTTACAAAATTTACCCGACATTTAAAGAAAGGGTTTCTGGGTTTACTGTAACTGATGGATATAATTATAAAATATTTTTGAACTTCGATATGATGAGACATCGTCTGATATTCACTATTTTACATGAGTTAGTCCACATATATTTTCATTGTTCTTCAAAAAAGTATATGCAAATTTTTGCATCATTAAATATTGAAGATCATTATCCTAAAGAAATACTACCGTTTGAAGATGAAGCAAATATAATAGCATCTATTTTATACTTAAATGACACTAAACTAATTAATTATATATTGGAAGGAAATTCGTTCCACAGTATAATGTCTCTTTGTAAAATTAGCAAAGCTGCACTACACTGTAGAATAATGAACTATTTAATTCACAATATAGGATTAAACAAAAACACTGCTCTATTCAAATATTTAAATCCTTATAAAGAAGAAGTATTTGGGCAAACAGCATTAAAAAATTTACAATCCATAATTTCTTATCCTAGCTTTATAAAAAGATTAAACCAAGAAGCTTAACTAAAGTTAAGCTTAAAAAAATCCGCAAAAAAAGAACATACATTCGTTTTAAAGGAGGTGGTGCCACCCTTTTTAATAGCCTGCCCGGCAATAGAAAGGAATTTTAATAATGGCAAATAAATATAAACCAACAAAATATCCTGGTATTTTATCTTACGAAACAAAAAGAAACGGTACTATGTATCGTATACGAAAATCTGTAACAATTAACGGTGTAAAGACCCCATTTGATGAGTCGAAATTCAAAACGCTAACTGCAGCAAAAGCTAGATTAAAAGAGATTGATGATTTAGCTTTAAGAAACGAAACTGGTATACTATTAAACCGCAAATTAACTGTAAATGATTATTGGGAAAAATATGCTAATAAAAAAGTTGTGCAGAAAGTATGGTCTAAGGACACTAGACTAGGAAATGATTCCTTGTACAAAAACCATATAAAACCAAAATATGGTAACTTACCACTTATTCAATTAAACAGAAATGACTACGAATTATATATTGTAGAATTACTTAAAAAGTTAAGAAAAGATTCTGTTCGTTCTATCCACATAGCTTTCATGGCCATGCTAAATGATGCTGTTTACTGCGGTGTGATAGAAAGAAATAGGCTTCAACGTGTGTATATTGGTGACGCAGAAAAACCTGCCAGAAACAAACATCTGAGCCTTGACGAATACTGGTCTTGGATGGATACTGCAAAAAGAATGCTAACAAAATACGAATACTCATGTGTGTATCTATGTATTTATGGAATGAGACGTGGTGAAGTATGTGGTATAACACCTAAAGTAATTAGTCAAAATGAATTAACAGGTAATCTGATGATTCATTTAGAAGATAGTAGGACGAATGCCACATCTAAAGATGGTCAAAGTAAAGGCGGAGTTAAAACAGCTGAAAGTGAAAGGTATATCGCACTTGATGAACTAGGCACCCAAGCCTTGAACACTGTCTTAACTGAAGCAAGAGAAATCAAAAAAGACTTTGGGGAAATACTACATCGAGATGACTTTATACTTATTAACCCTAGAACAGCGAAGCCATTTCACCCTACTCAATTGAATAGATGGTTTGATAGAGTTTCGAAAGAATGTGGGATCAAAGCTACTCCTCATATGTTAAGACATTTTTTCACAACTCAAGCAGCTATAGCAGGAGTTCCAAAAGAACATGTTGCCGCTTATCTAGGACACACTGATAAAGTAATGACAGAAAAATATACACATTTAAAATATGAAACGGCTCCAAACGTAGTGAGTGCAGTTTCAGAGCGTTTGAATAAGCGTTAA